CCCCAGGGCCCCCTACGGCTGTGCCGCCGACGGTGGCAGCGGCCGTGGCGGCCAGATCCGGCACGGCGAGCGCGGTATTGAACGCCAGGCCCTTCAAGGTCCAGGGGTCCAACTTCCCATTCAGTAGATCTGAGGGCGCCCAAGCGGTCTGATCCGCCCACGCTTGCAGTCGTGAACTCTTCCCCGCCGTGAGGTTCGACTTGCCTGCGGACAGCGTCTGCTGAGCCTCTGCCGCGGCATCCGCCTGCTGCTCGGCGGTGAGACCCGAATACTGACTCCACATGCCGGCGAAGACCTTGGGATCGAGCCCCACCGAGATGGCGGCCTTCTTGACCGCCGGGTCCTTCGACATTGCATCGATCTTGGCGCCCTCATCATTGCCTGGCATCCGTGCAGCGACTTGGGGAAGCGTGTTTAAGGCCGCGAGCTGCGCGCCCGCCGAGGCGACCTGGGAGGCACCGCGGGATTCCTGGATGCCGGCGCCGGCTTGTTGGAACTGCGCCTTCAAGACATGGGGATAGGCTTGAGCAAGGGTTCCCCAATCCGGTCCCGCAGTCACCTTCTCGGCGTCGGCGTTCAGATCCGCGCCGAGGGAGGGAAAGATGCCGTAATTGGTGACGCGGTCGGTCTCCCCCGGCGCCGGCGCGTGGCCGAAGAGCACATCGCGGGTCGCCTGCAAGATGTTGCGCGTGTTCTCGATCGCATTCGGCGCACTCTGATGCGGCCGCGCCAGGGCGGGAACCGTGAGACTGTCCGGTCCCACCGGGGTCCAAGCATCCGGGGCGGCAGCGGCAGGCGCAGGGGTTCCCGCCTCAGGCGCCTGATCTTGATCTGGGCCCTTCGCGATCCAGCCGGCGGCCATGGGCTATTTAATCGCCGAGACGCCGACTTGGATGGGATTGCCTTCCATATCGAGCGTCCACTTGCCTTTCGGCCCAAAGTCTCGAACCTTCCCCGGCGTGAGCCCTTGCAGCGCCTGCGGCGGCGGTTTGCCGACCGGACCGCCCCCACCCGACTTCTGCGGTGGGATCATCGGGGCGGTGGCTCTTGAGAGCGCGCCAGCGCCGTAATTGTCGATGATGTACTGGTCCGCGCCGGTCTTGGCCTTGTCGGTATCCCCCATGGTGGCGGACATGATCGACTTGTAGATCGCCGTGTGATCCGCCAGGGGATTGCCGGTCTTGGCCTTGAAAGCCACCGAATTGGCCGCGTTCTCATCCATGCCTAAGACGCCCGTCAGGTATTTGTAATTCCTGATCTGCGCCGTGTCCTTTTGGGCAACGCCGGAACCCGTGGCGCGGCCCAGCACCTGGCCCTGGTAGGGCTTGCCATCGATGCCTAAGACCGGTTTGGCACTCGGATTGCCGTTCGCATCACGCCCAATCGAATACAGATGCCCATCCGCGCCCGTCGAATAGGTGGCGGGTTCCGGGTGCTTCTCCGCCTCATCCAGGGTTCCCGACACGTCCTTGTAGGCCGCCGCGGTGTTCTTCAGGTTGGACGATGCCTGATTGTTCATATCCGACTGCTGCTTCATCGCAGCCGCCGGCGTGCCGATCCCCTTCAATTCCTCGGAGCGTGCGTCCTCGATCGCGTTCGCATTGGTATCATAGGTCTTCTGCTTGGCGGCGATGTTGGCCTGGTGGGTGGCCTGCTGATCATGCACGGTGTCCGATAACGCATCTGCCAAGGGAGCGGCTTGATTGCTCGAGCCGACCGCGGCGGCCGAGTTCTTCATCAGATGCAGACCAAATTCCAGGAGCGCGGCGAACTTCTCCTTTTTGGTCTGTGGCTCATCATCCGAAGGACGCGCGCCGATCTGCGTCTTCAAGTTATCGTATCTGTCGTCGATGTCGCCGTGCTGCTTTTCCCACCAATCCATGTAATCGGTGCGCGAGGTTGGCTTCATCGCGTTCAGCAAATCGAGCGTCGTCTTGACCTTGGCGAGCTTCTTCGGGTCAAACTCGGCCGTGGGACCTGTGTCGATCGTGCCCTTCTGCGGCTGGTTCGTGATCGCATTCGGCGTGGCGCCTGGCAGGGTGGGCGAGGGTGGTCCCTGCATCGGCGCGGGGGCAGCGGGTGCCGCACCGGCGCCGGGGCTCAAGGGCTGGGAGGGTGACTGACTGAGCGGTGCCGGTGCGCCCTGAATCGGGGGCATCGTCGGCGTCTGCATGTCGGTCGGATCCGCAGGCGCGATAGTTCCAGCGGCCATGGCTAATGCACCCCTTCGGCAGCGATCAGCTTATCGAGTTCGGCCCAATCTTCGGGTTCAGGTTTACGGATACGAGCGCTCGGAATCTTGGCATAGTTGACCATCAAGAAGCCGCGCGGACCGCGCAAGACCGCCTCTGGATACTTCTTCTGCACCTCATGAGCGAGATACCCGATCCAGCGTCCCTCCTCGCTCTTGTAGCGAAATCCATAAACCTGAAGGCCGGTCGCCGCCTCGAGGTACAGCGGATTCACGTCGGTCTTGGTCGCGTAGTCGCAATACCCGGTGATGTTGCCGTCGGCGTCGTAGGTTAAGGTGCTCCCAGGTGGGGCGGTCGGGCTCGAGCCTCCTAGATTCCCGGGATTTGAGCTATTGGTGCTCCCACCGCCGCTCGAGCCGCCGCCGGAGAGGCCGGCGAGCGTTGATCCCAATCCCAGCAGGGAGTTACCGACGTTCGATTGCACCGCCGGCGATACCTGAGCATTGCCCTTCGCGGTGCCGACACCTTGGATCAGGGACTGCAATTGCTGCGCGCTCCAGCCCTGCTGGCGCATGAATTGGGCGTACTGGTTCGACAGGTTGGTCTGGGCCGTGACCTGGGCGACGCCGCCGGTCTGCAGCAGATCCTGGATCTGCGAATTGTTCATGTTAGTCACATCATTGCCCGCGTTCATATACGCGGTCGCTGCCGAGGTCTTGGCCGTGTTGTCCGCCTGCCAGGCCTGCATCGCCGAGCTATAGGCGGCAGCGTTGTTACTCGCGGTCAGCGTCGCCGTATTGAGGGAATTGTTTGCCGTCAGATCGGCCTCGGCGATCGCGTTCCTGGAATTGCCGAAAGAGTCCGAGGCGCCGGCGCCGGTCTGCTGCTGCGCCATGGATTGCAGGTAGCTCTTGTTCTGCTGCGCGAGGGCTGCATCTGTCACGTCTTGGGTGTACGGATTCATGTAGGTCTGAGCGGTGGAAGCATTCCACGGCTGCTCGGAACCCAGCAGGTTCGTTCCTGCGGTCACATCGGCCTGGCCGGGCTGCTCGATGGCATTCGTCGAGGCCTGGCTCACCGCCTGTTGCTGGTTGCCTGCGAGCGGCGCGGTGAGCGTCCCGGTGTAGGCCTGGAAGGGCTGATTGGCGACACTTTCCGCCTGATTCAGCATGGTGTTCTGCGCGCCTTGCAGCGTGCTCGCCGCAGCGTTGTTCTGGTTGGCGGCCGACTTTGCCGAATTATTCGACATGATCGACTCACCCGCGCCTAGGACAGCGGCGCCCGCCTCAACCCACCCGGCGGGCAAAGGACTAACCTCCCACGGGATTCAGGCAAAACCAGCGTTTTCCGCTCCCGATGCGGCTGACAATGTGCTGGCCAACGTTGAACCATTTTGCGATGTGGACCTGATGATCTACTCCCATACCCTTCTCCTAGTGAACGTCGGGCCCCAGCCATCGGCACTGGTGGCAATTCGGTTGTTCCAGGCGCAGGCATATGATCAGCGTCCAACGCTCGAAGGCCGTTGGATTGGTGACCCAATGGGGGCGCGAATTATCAAACGCGAATAAATCCCCGGGCTCGGTCTCAAGCTCCGTCCCGTCGTAGCAAAACTTCTGGCCCGGAGCGCTTTTGAGTTGCAGCCCGAACTTCAAATACTGCTGGGCGTGCCAGCCGGAGTCGGTATGGCGCTTGACCTCGCCGCCCGGCGGGATGCGGGTGATCAGGACCATCCCCAAGGCCTCCGCTTCGAAGAGGCGCATCAGGTCAAACACCAGCGGCTTGATGTACGGTAGCTTCGAATAGGCGTCCCACCACACCGATTCGTGGCGTTCGTTGAACTTCTGTCGGTCACCCTTCCAGTTCTTCCAATCGTTGAACCGCACGATGATGTCCGAAACCCGCTTGTGGGGGTTCCCATAGCCTTCATTGGTGTTACCCAGCGTCCGAAAGACATTCTGGTTCCAGAGCTCCGGCTGCGCTTCGATCTGATCGATCAGGGGTTGTACCAGCACCCCTTTGCGCAATAGGCGCACCGGTTCATTCCTCATCACGGCGCTTTGCGCCTTCTTCGCAGCCGCCTTCATGCCAGTGCCCTCGTCAATTGATCACGGAAATCCCGGGCGCGCTCCGGATTGATGCGCACGCGGGGGAAATGCGGGTCGATGTGCATGGCCGTCAGTAATTCGTGGCGGTGCCGGTCAAAGGGCAGCTGTGGGCACAGGTGCTCCCAAATCATCTGCGCTGGCCCTGCGCGAAACATGTCTTTGTAATAGATATGGAAGCCTTCAATCCGCTCGAGGACGCCTTGCCACGCAGAACCTAAGGCGGTCAAGCCGATGGCTTCCAGGGAGGCATTCACCTCCGATAACGGGCGATGCAGGATCACCTTAGGTCCCCGGTGCTGGTTCACCCAATCGGTCAGCAGGGGGAGTGCCGTACACGCGACGCCGTAGCGCCGGCGTTTATAGTTGAGGGAATCAAGTTCATCGACGCTGTGTTCGAAGATCGGATCATGCAGGCAGAGCTGCTCGGTGGTCGTGAGCCAGTTCGATGCCCAGGTGGAACCCGATCGGGGTGCGGAGAGCACCATGAATGAGATCATCGTCGAGGCCTCACCTAACAGCGCACGGTAAAAACCGCGCGGGATGGGAGAGACTCTAGGGGTCTGAGAGCCCCAGCGGAATGTCAGAGACTGGCAGGGCCTGCTCTACGGGTGCCGAGCGCGGCGAGGCCTTTATCCGTTGTGCGCGAATCCATTCCATCGCATGAGTAAGGATCTCCATCTTCGTCGGCGCACCTAAGCTCATATCCATGCTGTAGTCCTCGCAGAAGATACGCACGTCGCTGACCGTGTTATCGACGCAGGCCTGGACCGCCAGCAAAAGGATGTCACGCTCCGCGATCACCCGCTTGAGCGTGCTCAACGCATTGCTAGGATTCTCAATGCAAGGAATCGTGGTGTCGTACATAGGGGCCAAGTTCCGGGTGACAGAAGGAACAGCCGCGGTGGCCTGAGGGACCATGGGTATGGTGCGAGGGACATTCGCAGTCCACGAAGGGGCCCTGGACAAGGCCTCCGTCCGGTGGCCCGACCCAGGGCTCATCAATTGACTTCGGATGATCCGGCGGAGTGCGCATCGATCATGGTCCAGACTCGGAAAACGATGGTGGGCATGTACATGCGCCCGACTGCGGTGCGCAGCTTCGCCATCTCCTCGGTGGTGAGATCAATGCTCGAGGCGGCCTTGGAGATCTTCTCGGCGAGCTGTCCCTGCCGGAACTTCTCCTCCGCTGGCGGGTTGGTACCCGCTTCCACGAAGAGCGCCGCCCGAAAGAAGACGACCCCCAAAGTCAGGGGCGGCGAATTAGGATCATCGAACAAAGCGCCGTTGGGGCCGGCCGCCTGTTCTGAGTGCAGTGCCTTCCCGTGTAAGTCCAGTACGGCTTGAGTCAGATCGTAGCGCATGATGGCGCGACTTTAAGCGATTGAGAGCGCCCCTTCAAGCCGCGTTTATCACCAGCCGGCCCAATGAATCTAAGGTGAAGTACACATTCGCCCCAGCGACGACTGTGGCACTTGTCCAAACAGCATCGCCATTGAAGGTGAGTGAATTAGAGGAAATGTTCACCGCGTCAACGATTTCGCCAACTCGTGTGACGCAGAGCCAGCTTTCCCCATCCGATCCGTCGTCCGAAACTGACGAGAAGATCAGTTGCCCGGGCTCCGCGTGGATGCGCCAGATTCCCTCATTCACCGTGTCATCGGTGTTCTGGATGCGCCATTCCGGTTCGGCTTGAGCCTGCTCGATGTTGCCGAACACATCGATATCGGATTGGGAGATGAGACCTGTTTCAAAGGTCTGCTGCATCGTCCAGGTATTAGCCACCGCCAGGAGCGCGTATTGCGGGTGATCATTGGCTATGACGCTGCTCGACCCCTCGATGTAATACAGGCCTTCGAGGTTCGCGTGATTGATGACGTCCTGGTTCACCGACAGCGTACCAGCCGCCAAGGTCAGGCTGTTATCCGGGACCGCCCACGCGTAATTGTCCGCCGCCTCGTTCCACATCACGAGTGCGTTCTGGCCGGGGTTTGCGAGGTCCAAGGGATTCTGGGCCGCGGCCGACCAGTAGCCGTCAATGAAGGTGATCACATCGCCTTGGACAGGGTCGGCAAAGGTGTTCGGATCGACCTGCGCGAGCTGGCTGAACTTAAGCGCCGCGAACTCGGCCGTGGTTTCACTGCTCGCTATGACGACATTGCCGGGAATCAGGCCCGTGACGGTATGCTCAGGTCCTAGGCCGCTCTCAGTCGCAAAGACGTGTTTGGCGACCCCACTGGTCTCTTCGGCGGCGATCGCGGCAATCTGGGCATTCTGAGTATTGATCTGGCTGATGACCGTGGTCAGCGCCTGCACCATGCGCTGCAGCTTGACGGGATCGTACGGCGATCCTTGCGCGAACTGCACATCGAGTTGCGGGATGCGGGTAACCTTGGTGGCCACGGCCTACCGCTTGGCGTAGGGGAAGGCGAGTCCTTGCCAGACCCCCATCCTAAAATTCGACCCTAGACTCGGTGCGCCCCCCTCGGCCGTCAGATTATCCAAGCGAATGACGATCTGGGAGCCATGCGCATCGATATCGATCTGGGCGTCCGTGACATCGAAGGCGACGGGCCCATCCACCACGTACTGCGCATCCTGAGGGCGGTCCTTGGAGAGCAGCGTGAGGTTCATCTCCCCTGTCATATACTGCCAATCGGGGAGCATCGAGCGCACGCAGAGGTGGGAGTCTGACCCGCCGATTGCGAACCGAGCATCGGATCCGCCCATGGTGTACTCGGATTTGGCACCCCCAATCGTGATGTCCAAGGACTCCATGTACCAGGGGATCGCCACCGTGCCGGCGGCCTCCACCGCATCGGTCCCGATTTCGTGCTGGTAGAGGTACCCCGCATTGACGCCGTAAGGGTAGCCGCCCATCGCCGGCGCGCGGCCTTGCGCGCAGGTGCGGTTCCAGTCCCCGGCGTACCAGGTACCATCCTCCCAGTTGAAGGAGACATAGCGGTCATTGCCGATGACCTCGGCCGTGGCGCTGACGTTATTCAGGAGCGGGAGCACCCACTCGGCCGTGGTCTCGCCATTGGTTAAGGAGACGACTTGCGCTTCCTGGTCGGAGAACACCAAGTTGTACAGGCCCGTAGCGCCGGTCCAGGCCGCGGCGAGCGTGGTGGAGGTTGCGCCCTGGTCGATGGTCCCGGAGAAGGTGACCGTGAGTGCGTCCTGGTCGATCGAGGGATACAGCCAGGTGATCTCGGTCTTGGTCTCGAGGGTATAGCAGACCACGGACTCGGACTGTGTGCGATCGAGCGCCGTGTGTTTGCCGTTCGCATTGGTGTAGTTCGGATCGAACACCGTCTCCCAGACGTCGCAGGCTTGCAGGTTCAAGGTGCCCGAGTAATTGTAGATGTTATCGAAGCCCATGAAGTAATTGACGCCATCGACGTCAACGCAGGCATTGGGCCCGACGATATAGCAGCGGCCGCAGGGGTAGAAATCGTAAATGTCCGTGCCGCCGACATAGACCATTCGGTACAGAGTCGTGTCGGTCCAGATCAGGTTCTGGCCTTGGGTCTTAGACGCCGTGATGATCCTTGAGCCTGCGGTCAGCTGATAGTCCCCGGCCGTGTTGACGTCCGTCGGCACCCAGTCCTCGATGTCATCCAAGGAGCACCAGGACACCAGGAGAGGGTCGTAGGCCGAGGTGATATCGGTCGAGCCACAGGCAATGATGACCCGTTGGGCGGCATCCACCAGGCAACGCTGCACATTCAAGGGGGCATTCGCGAGGATCGCCGCGGGAGAATTGGGACCGCTTAGCTTCTGCCACCAGTAGATCTCGCCATCGGATTCAGAGGCGATCAGATCCTGGCCATAGTTCTCCAAGGACCAAGTGCGCATCCGCGCCGCCACCCCGGTGCCGGCCGGCCGCGGCGTGCCGTAGGTGCCTTCACCATATTCCCCGGTGCCGTAGCCTAAGAGTTCGCCGTTGGCTCCAAGCCCCGTGTACATCTCATAGTTGATGGTGACGGCCCCGCCGCCGTCGGTGACGGTGGAGGTGGCCGCAGTAGCCGCCACGATCGTGTAATTGAAGGGATCCACGACCGACAGCTGGTAAGTGCCGAGGAGCGTGATGCCGCCCACGGTGACCCCAGGAGAAGGAAAATCGATGAAATCTCCCGTATTCGCCTGGTGGCCTTGGCCTTCGGAGCCATTGTCGGTGACATTGACATTCGCCGAGTTATTGACCGTCGAGATCGCATTGTTGAGGTTCGCGGTGTTTCTCACCGGCGTGATGTCGAACAGCGTCCCGTTGTTCACCAGATAGAGCTTCAGGTGGGTCCCAATGGCGACCCAGTACTGATTGTCATAGCTTGCCCAATCGTGCAGGCCTCGAGCGATGCCGAGATAAGTCACTGGCGCAAAGCCGTTCGGCGGAGTAGGCGTGTCCAGTGTATTGGGGACGCCTAAGGTATCGGGTGCCGTTGGAGGCGTAAAATTGACCTCATAGAGGGTCAATTTTGGAGTAACCCGAGCTTCTGAGTAGTAGCCACTCTCTCCTCCGATAAAAGCGCTGTACCCCCCTGGTCCAGAATAGTAACCACTCAGAGTGTAATAACCCTCCCACGGTGGATACGGTCCTACGAATGGGATATCGCTTCGCGTCCATCCGCTCCCGATGCCATCCACGAAGAGCTGATACTGATCCCCTGAGGGACCTCCTTGATTGGGCCTCTTGCACAGAGCGACGTGATGCCAAACGCCGGGCGTTAAATTATTACAGGTTGGACTGATCCCAGGACCTGAGACCTCCCCATAGATCGTTGCTACACACTGATTCGATCCAGGCGCAACAATGCGTATACCGTTAAAACCGTTTGAACCATTTGTTGCCCAGCCCATTGCAAAAATCGTTTGGCTCTGAGAGGCATTGCTCAGATCGTAGAAGAAAAACTCTATCGTCCATGCTGCCTGAGCGGACAGATCCAAAGGTCCTCCTTCGGCAATCGGGGTTGAGAGGAGCGATCCATTGACCGTGATTCCCGTCATCAAGACGGCGCTGTCCCCAACAGGACTTCCAACCGCCGTTGATAGGCTGGCCACCGGCGTGATTGTCATCGGATTATCAATAAGCGAGGAGTCAACCGTGCTTGTCTGCCCATTAATCCCATCGAAATGAAGAAGTAATACTGGAGAGCCGGCAAGCAGCTGCGGCGACTGATTGGCAGCAGACAGATTCTGGTATTGCCATCCCGCTATCTTCTCCGGCATCAGCTTGTGCCAGCGCACCCAAGAGGCATCCTTCCAGCGGTCCCAGTTCATGTACGCAATTCTAGTTCTAGCCGCTCTTCCTGTAGGATTGCTCAAAACCCCCGGGCCTAAGGGGATCGAGACGTACTGCGCCCGGCGCTGACCGCTCACGGCTTCTTTCCCCATTGCCACCAGATAATTCTCTGTCGTGGCGTCATCCCATCCCAGAAACGTTTCATTTCGTCATCTTGCGCCCTCTGCTCAGGCGTCATGAACCAGTAGTGCACACGATTAGTTGCAATATTAAAAATCCTTTCCGCTGAAGGCGATATGCGCGAAAGATACTTGGAAATGTAATATTGCCAGCGCATCCATCGAGGTTGTCCTTCCAATATATTCACGTATCCCTCCAGACACCGTGCTCGAGGTAGCCATGATAGACCGGGTAAGGAATCATGACGCCTTCGACCGGATGGCTCGAGGAGACGGCGATCGACGGCGAGACCGTGATGGTGCCATCCTCGAGTTCGGTGACCTCATGCCGCCCCAAATTCGCGGCATAACCATTCGGCGTGATGCCAATCCAGTGCCCATCCTCGATCGAGAAGCCGTAGTCCCCGGGCTCCCAAAGATGCCAGTCGAGGCCTACAACCCGTCGGCCGATCATGGGCGCGGCCGCAACTTCGAGGCGAAGTCGATGAGCTGCGCCGCCGTCATAGGTGCGTAGCCCTCAACCTTGTAGGTATCCCCGATCTGCGTGAGGCCATAGCGCGCTTGACAGATCTTCTCCATGGCGGACTCGAGGCTCAAGAAACTGCCCCTTTGCAATTCGGGCTCCCCGATCCCGACACAAACGTAGCTGCCCCTCCGCTTAATTCAATGCATTTCCCGGCCGCTCCGCCGGTGGAGAAGGGAACAAAGTGACCCGTGGTCGTGGTGCCCGGATTGGTGCCACTGGTCCCGGCAGTTCCCCAATCTCCGCCGTTCTGACTGGTGCCCGAGGAACCTCCGCCCTGGTTCGCACCCGTTCCCGAATTACCCGCCGTGCCGAAGGTGCCATTGACGCCGACGGTGCCATCGTTGCCATCGGTACCGGGGGTGTAGGCCCCTGAGATGTACTGACCGCGGCCGCCGCGGCCGCCGGCACCACCGCCAGCGCCGCCACCTCCGCCCGAGGCATTACCGCAGCCGGTGCCTCCGCCGATGCCATCGTAGGCCCCGCCGGCACCACCGCCACCACCACCGCCCCAGATGAAGCCATTGCCGTTCGTGATGTTGAAAGTACACCCTGAACCAGGGCCCAAGATCGCATTGCCGCCGGGCTTGCCCTTGGTCGCACCAATACAGGTGACCCCGGAGCCGGGATAGGCAGCCGAGGCCCCATCGCCGCCATCCCCGCCGGCGCCTTGGATGTAACCCAAGTTCGTGAGGTTCACCGTACAGCCGGAGATCAACCCCGATAAATCCATCGCCGGCGTCCCCGCGACGGCGGAGGAGACGATCGTGCCCTTGGTGATGAGGATATTGATGGTCGCTGGCGAGCCCAACGTGCCGATGATGGCCTTCAAGTTCCAATTCAGGCAGTTGCTCGAGATGGTGATCGGCAACGTGGTGCCGGCCCCGGTGTTGAGATTGCCGAACTGGCCAACGCCCCATTTATTGAGCGCGGCGTTGTACTTGAGCAGGAACTTGTCGATGGCCCCGGGCGCGGTTCCCAACGTCGGGGTGAGTCCATTCGGGAACAAAAAGACCGCATTCCAGGTGAGCGTGCGGCCACCGGTGCCGTCCTGAATGATCCAGAGCTCGATCTCCATGCCATCCTGGACGTTCACGGGGGCCGCCATGACGCGGTTACCGGTGAGGGTCAGCTGCTGGCTGTTGCCATTATTACAGTCGAGGATCGTGGTCGGCGCTTCCGTCGCCACCGTGAAGGGCCACGCGGTGGGGATGGAGACCGAATTGGTGACAATGGTGTTAGCCGTGATCTCGGCCGAGGTCCTCGACTGGCGCACCCAATTGGCCGCCGGGATGCCGTTGAGCTGCGTCGCCGAGGTCGCGCCGGCGGAGGGTGCATCGCAATTGGTGCCATCGCACCAGACGAACTGCAGCACCCCGGGCTGGAGGGTGCAGGTGGCTCCCGAGCCGCCATAGGTGAAGGTCAGCGTCTGGCCGGTCTGATTGTTGATCAAGTACTGTTTGCCGACCACCGAGGAGGGCACAGTGACCGTGACCGGCCCGGAGGGCGTCCCCACCAGGTAGATGGAGAAATACCGCGCGATCGACGCCGCGCCTTGGGTCATGGCGGGGAGTGAATACCCCGTCGCCGAGCCGATGTTGACTGCCGTCCATCCGGTGATCGCGGTATCTAAGAGGTTCAGGGCATCGCTATTGAGCGTCGCACCCCAGGTGTTGTTATAGGCTCCGGTCGCCGGGAGGCGGACCTGGAGGAAAGTCGTGAATGAATCCGCCATTTCTTACCCCTGTTGAGCTGGTGCCGGGGCGGGCGGTGGGCCCGGGACGGACGCGGTTGGTGCGAGCGGTGCATATTGGCCCTTGCGCGCTGCGATCATGATCTCGCCGCGGGCATTGGGAAGCAGCTCCTCATAGTATTTTGCCTTCATATCGGCGTAGCGGTCATCCGCTTTGATGAAGTGCTCCATCTCCATCAGGCAGCAGACGAAGAGCAGCTGCCCGACGTTATCGCCCAACCAGGTGTTCTGGGCAATGATGATCGACACTGGCCGCTGGATGTAGCGGCGGATATACGCCGAGGTGTTGGCATCCGCGGGCGGCCCAAAGATCCATTCCGCGGTGCCCTGATCTGCGTAGTACTTCGGTGCCCCCGGGTTCGCCTGGGCGTACATGGTCACGAAGTCCCAGGAGCGCTTCACCATGGTCTTGGGAAAGCCGTTGTAGGTCACCCAGAGGTTGCGCTCGACGATCATCTGCGGATTGATCGTGGCGTTTGCCGTGACCAGGTTGGCCATGGGCAATGTCCAGGTCGCCGTCGTTTGCCCGTGGGTCAGGGTTACGGCCTGGATCTCCTGATCGGAGAAGGTCAGCACATACGCCCCCGTGGTGCCCTCCCACGCTGCGGCCAGGGTCGCCGAGATCGCGTTCTGGGCGATCGTGCCGGTGAAGGTAATCGGCATCGACTGATTGGGCTTCGGGATCGAGGTATCGCCCAAGGTAGCCCCCACCTGGTCGTTCACATCGAAGATGTCGAGGTCCAGGTCAATGACCAGCCTGAGCTCGCCCAAATAGATCATCCGATTCAGGTTCGCCAGATACAGGGACGAGGACTTCACGGGCCACGCTTGGAGGGCGGCGTACAGTTCGGTGTAATTGAAACCTTGCATAGCGTCCTCTCAGGGTTCGATCAGGTAGTCCGCGATCGCTATCGGGGAGTCCAAGTAGCCGACCGATGTGGCGATGGCCTGCAAGACGTAGGATTGAGAGCCGTTAGATCTGTTGAGCGCGATCGGGCCCGTATAGGGAGTCGATTCCGGCGTCGGCGTCGTATTGTCCCGCGTGTAAAAGATCAAGGCATCCGGGGTCGTATCGAGGATCTCCACTTCTTGAGATCCCGTGTAGGTTCCGGCCGGCGGATCAAAGGTCGGGGTCGCCACCGTTGATAGGAGGGTCGCTTGCACCACATTGGACGTCGCGGCCGGCACCTTAACCGTACTCCGCATGGGCGATCACATCGAAGCCGGTGACGGTGTAATACCAGGTACCGAACCCTGGGGTATCCGTATAGGTGTTGGTCTCAACCACAAAGGCGCCGAACTCATCGGCGGTGTTCGGCAGCTGCGCAATGACGCTGTAGTTCACCCCGTCAGAGGATCGGTTGACGTAGTACCCCGAGGTGATATTGGCGCCGGAACTCGAGCCGATCGGGTTCTTGCCCCCATCCGGCTGCTGATCGGTCTCAAATTCCTGAATCTGGTTGAAGCCTGACCAGGTCAGGATGACGCTTTCTCCCTCGAGCTCGGCCACCAGCACTGGCGGGGAGACGTACATGGTATCGACCGCGGGCTTGTACAGGGCCACCGGGTCGGTGACGATCGCTAGCCGCTCCTGGGGCTGGGGCGGGTCGTAACAGCCGTTGCAGACGCGAAGATTGGGGAAGTAGCCGTCAAAGACCAGCTCATGCAGGTAGAAACGCAACCCGCACCGTTGGCATAAGCCCCAGGCAATCGACCCCCGCGCGTACATCGGCATCGGTCATCTCACTTTCCCGAACCGATGTCCGGGTATTTGGCGTGCACCTTGCGCTTGATGGTCGCCTGCTCGGCGGGACTCGCGTAATGCGCCATCGAGAGCGCCGCACGCGCATGGTTTTCATCGTGGATCGGGAACCGTCGACCGGGAAGGGCGAACTCCCCTCCCGGGATCTCGGCACGGCGCTCCGTGGTCAACTTGGTCATGACAGGCTCCTTATGCGGTCAGTGCCGCTTCCTGTGCCGGGGTGAGGCCGAGCCGCTTGGCCCGTTCCGCAGTCATCTTGAGGGCCGCGACCTGTTCACTCGTCAGACCCTCCTGTTTCAGGGCCTTCGGTCCAATCCCCAAGGCCGCCAGCTGGAGCGGCTGCAACTGCAGCGCCTGGATCTGCGCCGGGGTCAGCGCCTTGCGCGCCCCCATCGGGGCCGGAATCTTCGCTGCCACAGCGGCAATACCTGCTACGGGCTTCGGTGTAGCCAGCGGAGCAGGTTTAGCTGCGGGCGCTGGTGCCTTGGCGGTGGGAACAGGTGCCTTCCCCGGGGCCGGTTGCAGGGTCGCGGTGGGCTTGGGTGGGACGGTGTTATTGAGCTTGCCCGTCTCGATGGTCTTGCCGGCCAGGATCAGCTTCTTGACGGTTTCCAAGTTCCACTGCCCATCCGATCCCTGGTAGAGCGCGGTCACCGGTACGTCCTTGTTCGAGACGTAATCGAACATCGTGTTGTCTTCGACATTCAGGCCAAAGCGCGGTTTCGGATTGATCAGGTTGCTCATGAGTTACTCCTAAATTGTTCCCAACAAGTACCAAATTAGTATTTGCAAAGACTTACCAACGTCCGCGCTTCTTGCGATACAGCGTGAACCGCACATCACCGAACTCGCGGGTGGCATCCAGGGCCATGGCGAGCACCCCCCCCACTCGACTGGGGTCTGGGCCCCGGTAGTACTCCTGCAGCATGGGGTAGCGCTGCGCGGTCCACTTCAAGGCGAGTTTGGCGGCGAGGCCTGCATGCATGGCCTCGAGCATCTGCGGGGGCACCTGGACCTGTTCGGAGAGATCATCGGTGGGCACGAAGGTGTTGCACATCGCATTGTAGAAGATCTGATCGGTGTTGTTCTCCGGGCTCCTCCACACCGTCATGGTGAGCTGGTTGTACCGCCGATCGACGAAATAGCGGTCCGGCCGGCCGGTCTGGGTCTTATCCGGGATCTCCAGGTACTCGTCGCGGCTCATCACATTGATGGGAGTATCCCGCTGGTCCCGGCGCAGGATGGCATCCCAGACCATGAGCGTCCCCACCGGCAGGGTGATCACCGGGGTGTTCGGCTGGGTGGTGAAGTTCAGCGTCTGCATCTGATACGGGCGGCTCGAGATGGTCAGCCACTCGGAATTGAGCAGGAGCGCAAAGGAGCGTACCGCGGAGTCGATATGGTCATTGCCGATCGCGGTCGCGGCGATCCCGGCCCGCTCGTAGCACTCCGAGAAGATCGCCGCGATGTCGGGCGAGTAGTAAGCGACGTTGGTGGTGACGATCGGGGTGGGCATGGGCTTTAAGAGGGGATGAGCGCTCGATTACCCCGCCGAGATAGTCGCGCCAGGATTCGCCGCATTGTAGGCGGCGACGGTCGCCTGCTGGTTGGCCAAGGAGGTCTGCTGATTGGTCAAAAGCGTATTCACCGCCGATTGCTGTGCGTTATTCAAGGCGATGGCACTTGCCAACGCCCCCGGGACCGCCAGCTGGCTGAGCGCATTGCCTTCGTTGGCCAGTGCGTTTAACCGATTGGTCCATGCATTGATGGAATCGGTGATCCTGTCGATCGCTTCGGAGGCGATCTGTGCTTGCACTAAGGTGGGAGCGGCCATGCTATGTCCTCCGTCGAATGATGAGAAAGAGCGTCAATCCCGTGCACCAGGCGGCGAGTCCTAGAATTTCCCACTGCTGGCGCTCGATGATGCGATACAACTCCTGTTCCCCTTCGGTGAGCACCGCAGTCAGTTGCATGTACCGCACCCCGCGCAGCTGACCATCGCCTCCATAACCCACCAGGCGCTTATCGATCTTCTCCACCTGTTCGGCGAGGAAGCCGACCTGCCGTCCCTGATGGGTCGGATCAAATTCCGGCTTGAGTTCATAGCTCACGGGGTGCAGCTGCATGATCTCACCCAATGACGAAGACAGATTTTCAATGTGCTGTTTCCAGGCACCCAAGGATGTGAGACAGCCCAACGTTGGATCATAGGTAATCCCGGTGCTAGCCCAGCATAGGGTCCCTGTCTGCGCGGCACTCGAAGAAGAAATGTTCGGGAAAGAAACGGTGGTTCCGAGCAGCGTATCCACCGTCGAGGTAAAAGAAGCGGCCTCCGTAGAACCGCCCGCTATTCCCATTGTGTTTGCCGCTGGGAGATAAATACCATTTGTTGGTATCGTGGAGTTGGCCACCACCACCCGATTGGCCGTCAGCACATTGTTGACGGTAATACCCCCAGTAAAAGTAGCCAAACCCGAGCTTGGAAAAGAATAAGTTGGATTGTTGGTTGAATCGCCAAAGGCAATATTTCCGGAGGAAATACTAATCTCCGTGAACGCAGTTTGCTGTGTCGTCCCGCTGGTGGTCGCTGCGGGAACTTTCAGACTAAGTGTCGAAGCAGTGGCGTTGCCTGTTCCTAAGCCGGATTGAATTGTTAAATTGCCGCCCGCCACATTGCTAGCCGTACCTCCGAGCGCACCTTGGGTTGAGAGAGTTTGACTAACGATCCCGCTGGAAGCGTTGGTCGATCCTAATTGAATTTGTCCAGCTCCCGGACTTGTCATCAATCCACGACCGTTCCACTGAATACCGAAGGCGGCTCCCGCTTGAACCGCTCCACCCGCCAATAC